TCTTATTCCTAGATATTCATCAGTATCTTTGGAATTAAGATATTCAAGAACCTCTCTTGTTATATCCTTTTTACTGATTTGCTTAGGATCATAATTTATAAGAGAATAGTATTTATTAAGTAAAGATATAGGGGTGCCAACATTTTTAAAGAATGCCAATAAATCTTTTTTAGTTTTATTAATTCTAGGTATGGCATCAACCAATAAATTAAATAAGTCTGGAGGGAAGTGATATGATAGTGCCATTTGTATTCAACTCCTTATAGTATGATGGATAATTATACCACAGTCTAAGTCAAATATAAAGAAGTGAATTTGTAATATTAAAAAGAGAATTTATTTGGAGGTGAGATAAAACATTAAAAAATTAGTAGACCACATAAACGAATCAGAACACTACATAAAAGAATTTGCAACATGGGAAGCGTCTGAGCAGATAATAGATGACAACAAAGCATTTTGGATGTTAAGAAAGCCAGGAAGCCAATATCAGAAAGTTTGTCTTTATCGTGATGGTTGCAATATGTTTGTATATGGAGATTATGGACAATTCACATTCGACAGCATGACTTGGACAGGCAGTGTTTATAATCTGGAATATGATAATATCGGATATCAGATGGAAAAGTTAAATCATGAGAGCAAAGAATCTTTAAGAATATTTGATGATAACAAGTGTATTGATGATATATTTGAATGGCTGAAAGAGCAGCTTGAAAGTTATTATTCCTTAGAAGAAGAGGAAATAGAAAAAGTATCTAAATTCTTTAATTCTGATACGTGGGATAATGTTGACGAAATAGAAATTGAAGAATTCTGTGACAAGAATGATTTATCAGAAATAGAAAATATTATTGATTTTACAAGAGAATGTTGCAGAAATGCAGAAGAATATGAGTGGATACCATTTTTGAGAAGTAATTATAATCGGCTGTATGACTTTGGAGATGAGGCTTGTGAAAGTTGGTTATGGAATGCCGGTAAGTGTATTCATCAGAGATATTTTATTTGTATGTATGCGCTACAGGTTTGTGGTGAGAAATTGAGTAAACAGAAGGAGAATACATAGGTGGTATTATCAGAACTCAAAAAGCAAGTAGATTTTCTTTGCGATAACGGTCATGGCGATAATCCTGTTTTAGTGACACTATCAGAAGCTTCTATTGGTTCCAGAGCTGCCACTGGCATAACAGGGATTCATTCAGGAATTGATTGGGAACGTGGACAAGTAAGAATATCTACTGAAAAGAAAATCATTTCTTATGGAAAAGATAGGGATGAGGTTATAGAGCCAAGAAGAGAAGATTATAATATCGGATCAAGAACACGGCATTTATTTATCTGTTCAAAATGTGAAAATCAATTAAGGAAAGATGATAATTATTGTAGTCACTGTGGGCAGAGAGTAAAGAAATAAATTAAAATCGGAGGATAACATGATAGGCATAACAAAGAATCAGATATATGAAACAGCATTTGAAACAATCAAAGAGTCTACAGAATGGGGAATAAATGAAGATGGTAAAACATATGGGCATTGGGTAGATGGTGTAATGACATTTGCAGATGCACTTCTTGATAAACTTAGTGAAGAAAAGAATTGTAGACCTACAGAGAAGTATTAAAAGCACGATTTCAAGTAGATATTTTATAAAAAAGGAGAAAGTGATATGAAGAGAAATTTAACAGAAATGGTATTTATTTTAGACAGAAGCGGATCAATGCAAAGTTTAACAGATGATACAATCGGAGGATTTAATTCTATGATTGAAAATCAAAAGAATGAGGAAGGAGATGCTTTTGTAACAACAGTTTTATTTGATGACAAATATGAATTGCTACACAATCATGTAAATATTCATGATATCAAGCCAATTAGTAACAAAGAATATTTTGCAAGAGGATGTACCGCCTTGCTTGATGCGATTGGTAAGACAATTAATTCTATTGGTAGTAGATTAAGTGGGACTCCTGAAGATGAAAGACCAGACAAAGTAATTTTTGTTATTATCACAGATGGTATGGAAAATGCAAGCAGAGAATTTAATAAAAACACTGTAAAAGAAATGATAGAACATCAGCAGGATAAGTATTCTTGGACTTTTATGTTTCTCGGAGCAAATATGGATGCTGTTGGTGAAGCTGCAAGTCTTGGAATTAACACAGATTTTGCAAAGACATATACTGCAAATAGTATTGGTACTCAGTCGGTATATACATCAATGTCTAAGGCAATGTCTTGTGCAAGAGGTATTAATTTTGACATTAAAGCTTGTAATAGCACGAGTTATAAGGCAGTTATGGATGCACTCGATGAAGTAGAGTAAACTAAGATGAAACCGAAATTTAATAGGAGAAAATATAATGGTAATAAACGAAGATTTATTTCAAAAAAGATGTAAACAGAGAAAATCATATTTAGTATATCTTGTTACAAGTTGTGAAATGGGTTCTGAAGGACGGTCTGGTTGGGATTATTATGCCGTTGCACATGGATCTACAGAAGAAGAAATATATAATGATTGGATTGAGCAATGTAAAATAATTTATGGAGTAGATTTATCAGAAGATTTAAAGTGTGTTAATGGTAAATGGTTTTGTCATTATGAATTAGCAAAGAATGAATTGCCAAGTTCTGTATATGGTGACGCACAACCAATATATATTGAGAAAAGTTATAGAAAGCACACTTGTTAGTAAGAGATTTTATGGAAGATAAAATATTCATTATTCCGGTTGAAGATAATAAACCAGTAAAGATAGTGTGTGAAAACAGCAAAGACTTTGAAATTGATGATAAAAATAATTTAATTATTAAAGAAAAAATATCTATTGAAGAACTTATAAGAAGAGTAAAAGCTGTCAATGAAGATCCGAATATTGTTTTAGATAAATTGTTTACAGATGGGTATTGTAATGATATAAAAATGGCGTAAGAAAAGGAGAATGAGATATTGAAAGAAACAATTTTGATTTTATGTATGTTGTTTTTCCACATTGTAGATGACTATTACTTACAAGGATGGCTTTCATCAGCAAAGCAAAAGAAGTGGTGGAAACAGAATACTTCCAGTCCATTATATAAAAATGATTATATTATGGCGTTGGTGGAACACGCATTTAGCTGGACATTTATGATTCATGTACCAATAGTTATTTATTCTGTAATTTATGGATTACAACCAAGTATTTATTTGCTCCTAGTAGTATTTACAGTTAATTGGTTGATACATACAATCACGGATAACGCAAAAGCAAATTTGATGAAAATTAACCTAATTCAAGATCAATGGATACATATAGCACAAATTTTTGTTACATGGACAATATATGTTGTAATGAGTAGATAAAATATACAATATATAGTATTTGCTTAGAAATCAAAATACTATATATTGACATGATAAGCGGTTGAAATTCTTATTTCATTGGATGAATTGGAGGAGATGATAAATTGCATTATGATGATGTATGGGAAGAAGAACATTCAGAACAATTTAAAAGAGAGAAGGAGGCTTCTCAAAATAGAAAACAATTATTTGAGACTTTGAATGAGGAAGAAATGATAAGAATTATGTTTAAAGATTTTCTTCATAAATTATCTAATTCTAAAGTTTTTGAATTAAAACGAGACTATATAGATAGTAAAGGATAGAAAAACAGTAAAGTAGGATGGAATTAATCAATGGGAAAGAATAAACCAAGATATGATCCAACCACAAAACAAAAATGGGTGGACGTTGCAGTTATTATGAAGGATTCAATGGTTAATATTGGTGTGAGCGTGGATGGGACATTAGCAAAATGCAAAGGTAATCCACATAACTGCAAAAAAGTAAAATATCAAATATTGGCAAGTAGAAGTGATAAACAGAAAAATGATGGTGTTGGCATAACAGGAAAACATTACTAAATTTCACATGGGAATGTGAGGTGATATTATATAAAATTTGAAACAAGCAAAAGAATAGATAAATGGGTAGAAAAGCACATGAAACAAGGTTGTGTATCTCATGCAACAGCAGGTGAACAGTTTGTATATGAATTTTTACCAAGTGGCATTGTAGAGTGTCAAACAGTCAAATGTATGTGTTGCAATGAAGAATTTACTGATTATGTAGATTGAGAAAAGAAAAGGAGAAAATATACATATGGGATTAACATGTAAGACAGTAGGCAAAATGAGAAGTATCACAAGAAAGTTAGAGAATCAATTGGCAGAGGAAGCAAAGTTGCAGAAAGAGAAAAAGCAAAAGAAAGCAGATAGGAGGTAGTTATGGCGGTTTGGATCACAGGTGATATACACGGAAATCCACAAAGATTTTCAACAGATATTTTTCCAGAGCAGAAGGAAATGACAAAAGATGATGTGGTAATTATTCTTGGTGATTTTGGTCTTGTGTGGGATTATAGCGGAGAAAATAAAACTGAGAAGTATTGGTTAGATTGGCTTGAAAATAAACCATTTACCACATTATTTGTTGATGGCAATCATGATAATTTTGATAGACTTGATGATTACCCAATAGAAAAATGGCACGGAGGAAATGTGCATTTCATTCGCCCATCAGTCATTCATCTTATGAGAGGTCAAATTTTCAATATTGAAGATAAGTTATTCTTTGCCTTTGGTGGTGCGAGTAGCCATGATATATCTGCTGGTATATTAGAACCTGATGATCCAGACTTCAAAGAAAAGAAAAAACGGTTAGACAAAAATCCATACGCTTTATACAGAATCAATCATATAAGCTGGTGGGATAGAGAACTTCCGAGTGAAGAGGAAATGAGAGAAGGATTAACTAATCTTGAAAAGCAGAATAATAAAGTAGATTACATTATTACTCATAGTCCTTATACTTCATTGCTTAGACAGATGGATGGTGGATCATGGTTATATCAGAGAGATAGATTGACTGATTATTTACAAGAAATTAAGCAGAATGTGGATTATAAGGCATGGCTCTTTGGACATATGCATCAGAACAAAACTTTCCATTGGGAGAGAAGTAGCTGTTTATATGAACAGATTATAAGGATTCTGTAAAGATAACAAATAAAAAGAAAACTCGTTGTCAATACAAGTTTGGCGACCGAATTGACAACGAGCCATACATAAACAAAATGGAATAATCCAAATTGTTATTCTAATTATAACAATTCTGAGTGGCTGATTCAAGTCAATTATTCCATGCAAAAAGTATTCTAAAAGAGAAATCAATTAGATAGTGGGCGTGGGTTTTGTCCTGTGAACGGATTTTATCTCTTCACAAATACCTAAATTTGATGTTTTGAAACAGTATAGATTTATGAGGTAATAAACCTATATACGCTTGATGTAGAACTAAGATCAGGTTTTAAAACAGTGTGAATTTATATGGTAGTAAACCTACAATACATACCATTGGAGCATTTAAGAGTTTTAGAACAGTGTAGATTTATAGGAGTGATAAAAATAAAAACAACAAGAGTAGAGCAACATAGAATAAAGAAAAACAATAAATTCTTTTCAATTATAGATGAGTTATGTTGGAAGTCTAAAAATATGTATAACTATGGTAATTATATAATCAGACAAGAATTTATACAGACTTCCAAAGAAAAAGAAGAAGGGTTAAGAGAAAATGCAAATTGGATTAAGTATAACGAGTTATTCAATTTGTGTAAGGACTCTGATCCGTATAGAGAACTTGGTAGTAATGTAGGACAAGCAACTTTAAGAAAGTTAGATAAAGCTTGGAATGGATTCTTTAAAAGTATAAAAGATTATGGTAAAAATCCAAGTAAATATTGTGGAAGACCTAAAATACCAAAATATATTGATAAAGATAAAGGTAGATATGAATGTGGATTAGATAATCATAAATTTAAAATAAAAAATAGATATATATTTTTCTGTTGGAAGCCATTAAAGGTGATGAATGATACTTTTATGACAAAGATTGCAGAAGATAAGAAGTTAATTCAGTTACGATTTGTACCTAAAAATGGCGAATACATAATGGAAGTTGTTTATGAGATTGATGTTCCTGATATAGAAGATAATTCTGATAGAATAGCATCTATTGATTTAGGAATTGATAATCTTATGACTATTACAACAAATTGCGGAATTAAACCTTTTATCATAAATGGTAAACCTCTGAAATCTGTGAATCAGTATTATAACAAAATGATTGCTGATAAACAATCAGAACTAAAGAAAAGATATAACAGAGATTATTCAAATGAGATGAGAAGATTCACCATAAAGAGAAATCATAAAATAGATGATTATATTCAGAAATCTACAAAAATAGTGGTTGATTTTTGCAAAGAGAATAATATTGATACTTTGGTCTGTGGATATAATCCTGGATGGAAACAAGAAAGTAATATGAGTAAAAAGGTGAATCAGAAATTTGTTGGTATTCCATATTTGAGTATAGTTCAAAGACTGGCTTATAAATGTGAAGCAGAGGGGATTATATTTAAGACAACCGATGAGAGTTATACAAGTGGAACGAGTTTTATTGATGGTGAGCAGCCAGTAAAAGGAAATTATGATAAATCGAGAAGAGTGCATAGAGGACTTTTTGTAACGAAGGAAGGAGAAAAGATAAATGCAGATGTAAATGGTAGTTATCAGATAATGAAAAAAGTATTCCCAAACGTTTTCGACAATGGGATAGTGGGTGCAGGTTCACATCCGTTAGTCGTAAATATACCACTATAAAGGGCAAATAATTTATAAAAACTCATGAATTAGATTTTATATAGATTTAATCTCTATGTTACAGTCCTGTGTGGGTTGTTGATGTTATATATGTAATAACAATAGCTATTGTTAATTTCTATGTTCCAGTCTGAAAAGGCTGTTGATGTTATATATGATGTGAAAATATTTTAATAATTTTATTTTATAGGAGGACATTTATTTAATGGCAGAAACAAAGAAAAAAGGAAGACTATTCGATTTACCTGAGACAAAAGGATCATTCCAGTTAAAGGGTGTTGTTAGTGGCGTGGAGAAGGAAAACTTCTATAAGGAAATTAAAACCAAGAGCAACAAAGATATGAGAATGATTAACTTTGGAGTTGGATACGCTGAAGGCAGCACACTCTATGTTAATTTACAGGGCATGGAGCAGGAAAATGTATATTTTTCAAAGAAGGCAGAAAAGAAGGGTGATAAGCCTGAAACTGCAAAGGTTCCTTGGGCAGATAGATTTTCTTATAACCGTGATGGATTCCGTCTTATCGGTAAGAACATTGGCGTGAAGAAGAAGGTAGATGAGAATGGTAAGACTGTTAATGATAAGAAGGTAATGACAGACTTTGATGCTTGTAAAGAAGTAAATGACAATCTGAAAGATGGCGCAAGTGTATTTATCAGAGGTAGTCTTGACTATAGCAGCTTTTTAGATAACAACGGCAATAAGAAGACATCTACTAAACTGGTTCCTAACCAGATTTCGCTTTGCTCAGAAATTGATTTCGGTGATGAGAATTTCACTCAGCAGAATGACTTTATCCAGGTAATTGTATTTATGGGTATTGATCAGGAAAAGGAAAATGATAAGCCGACTGGAAGATTTGTTGTATCTGCAAAGGTTATTACATACAGCAACATTGAAGATGTTGAGTTCATTATCGAGAATAAGGATTTGGCAAATAAGTTCAAGAAGTCCTTAAAGCCATATAATGCAATTCAGGTCAGTGGTCATATGGTAGCATCTACACAGACAGAAACAGTTGAAGATGATGATGACAATTGGGGTGAAGAAGTATCTATGGAGAAGGTTCTTGCACCTACAAAGAGAGAATTTATCATTACAAACGCAAAGGGTTCTACTGTTGATAAAGAACTTTACACAGAAGCGAATGTTACAGAAGCTATGTCGAAGATTGCACAGGCAAACAAAGCTGAAAATGATTTTGGTGGCGATGCTAGTGATGATAATTGGGGAGAAACTGGTTTGGACTCTGGAAATGATGAAGATGAGGCATGGTAAAGATAAATACTTCGGAACGTCAGAAATGGCGTTCCACAATACTTAATAATATTACAATTTTGGAGGTAATTTAATGGCAAAGGCAAGAAAAGCGTCAGTAACACAGAGTAAGTTAGGAATGATTTTATATGGAGAACCGTTTACTGGAAAATCTACAATGGCTATGCAGTTAGCATATTTTAAACGTCCAGATGGTAAGCCGTTTAGAGTGTTATATCTCGATCCCGAAACGGGTTCAATTGATGATTATTTAAGTGATTTGGAAGAAAATGGTGTAAATCTTGAAAATATTTATATTGTATATACACAGTCACTTGGCGAAGTAAGACAGTATATTGCAAAGGTTAAAAATGGGGAAGACTTCTATGAACTTGACGATGATGGTGAAGAGACTGATGAAATTGTTTTGGATGCTGATGGTGAGTCATTCAGAGCTGATGCAATAGTAGTTGATGGCACAACTATTCTTAATTTAACAACTAAGCAGGGGCTTATTGAGTTTTCAAAGAAAAGAAATAAGGTTAAAGCAGATAAAGATGGTCTTGTAGGTGATGCACGACTTGTAAAAATTGAAGGTGCAGGAATGGAACTGAAAGATTATCAAACAGTAAATTTCAAGGGACAAGATTTGATTCTTGATTTGATGGCTTCTGGTGCCCATTGGATTATTACTGCAAGAGAAACAGATGAAAAAGAAAATATTAAGTTACCAGATGGAACAACGCAGAATGTTGTCACAGGAAGAAAAATTGCTGATGGCTTTAAGGGAATGGCGCATAATGCAAAAACAGAAATTCGCATGTTTAGGAATGAAGATGGTGTAGTTTGCGCATTTGTCAAAAAGGATAGAACTCATGTACATGAGGATAATGTTATCATCGAAGATCCTACATTGGTAGATTGGCAAGCAGTCATTGATAAGACGGCAGATAAAAAGGCATTTGTTGTTAAGAATGATTTGACAAAAGCTGTTGATGTTGAAAAGAACATTTATAGCAAAGAGATTCTTGGTAAGGTTGGTGAACCTGCAAAAGAGGAATCTGTTGAGGAAAATAATTCTGGTGTAGATATTGAGGCTATGAAGAAAGAAATCATTGCAAAGAAAAATGCACTTCCACCTGTTGAAAAGAAACAGATGGGAGATAAGTTGAAAGCAGCAGGACTTCCTACAGCATTTAAGAACGTAACGGATGCGACTATTTTGCAGAAAGTTCTTGATATGTTTGCATAAAAATAAAGTAATGTGATACAACAAGTGGCATAAACCACTTGTTGTAAATTATATGAGGTTAGTGAAATGAGATTTGACAGAAAAAACATTATGATACCAAGACCACAATGTTTTTGTTGTAAATCATCTTTAGAGATATATAGAAATAGTAGCAATGAAGATATTATTTATTTTGATAAACATTATTACCATAAAAAATGTTTTGTTGGAATGAACAAAATTATAAAAAAGTGCTATCAATGTTCAAACGATATAGATTTCTGCCGTAATGATGATGAATTAGTTTATTATGATAAGCACTATTATCATAAAGAATGTTTTATTCAATGGTGTCATGCAACAAAAACAGCAAGTAAAAAAAGGCAAATGGCTTTTCAAAATATTGATAACTACATTGTAGAAGCCAAGCAGCAAGTAACTGATTTAATGAATACAAAGAGAATTGGTGAAGAAGATATTAGTAGATTACATAATGAAGCAGTTAAACGAATTGAAAAATGGTTTGACGAATCGGATTTATGCAATTTTATTAGAGAAGAATATGATGTATCTGTTGTCCCTTGGAGAAAATTATCTCAAGTCTTGAATGGTACATATCCTAATCTACAAGGTGCAATACCAGCAAAATATTTGTTGGATATGTGGAAAAGAAAATTAGAGTTTTTGAGAAAACAAAACGATAAATTAATTTCTCGTTCAGACAAAGAAAGAACTAAAGATAATATTATTCATTATGACTTATCAATTTTAGTTAATAAGTATGACAGTTATCTGAAGTGGCTTGAAAAACAGAAGATTATAGCATCAGAAAAAGAAATAGAAAAAAGCGAAAATATTGTTGGCAAAAGTATTGGATATACAACTTCAAATAAACCTGAAAAGAATGATTCAGATGATATATCTGCTTTGGTTGATGATATTTTCGAATGATTGGTGGTGATAATTGATTGACAGAAGAACATAGTGCTTCAAATGTCCAAGCAGAAATATGTTTCGTAGGCGCACTACTAAAAGATCCTGACTCATTTGTTAATTATGGCAATTTTATGAGAAGTAAATACGACTTCTCTGATCCGGCAGTAAAGTTCTTTTATGATAGTTTTGAAACATACTATTTGACTTTTTCGCAAACAGTAGATGAAACAAAAATGAATGTGTTTATGAGTCAGAATCCAGAGAGATTAAGCACTTATAAGCAATATAAAGGCTGGAAAACTATACAGCAATATATGAATCTTGCAGATGAAAACGACTGTAAAAACTATTTTGATACGGTTAAAAAGTATTCTCTTGTAAGGGAATATGGTAGAAATGGATTCCCAATTGAAAAGATTCTGTCTCATAAGAACTTCGATAAGATGTCCCCCAATGATATATATAGAATTATCCGCACAAAGGCAGACAAAATACACACAGTAATCAATGCAGGAGAAGAGGCAGTAGAACTTACAGATAATAACACAGTACAGATTGATAAGTATCTTGAAAAGCCTAATTTCGGTTTACCGTTTCCCTGGTATATGTATAATGAATATTTCCTTGGTATGAGAGATACAAAACTGTTATTTGAAGGGTTCTTATCTAATGAGGGGAAAACAAGAAAATTAGTGTTATTGGCAGCATATGTTGCACTTGTACAGAATGAAAACTTTTTCCTTATGAGCAATGAAATGGATGAAGAGGATTTGAGAAGCTGCTTAATAACAACAGTTATCAATAATAAGGAATTTCAGGATTTACATGGTGTTATACTTGAAAAGCCAGAGAAAGAAATTGTTCTTGGTGTGTACCATGATAAAAATGGAGAAATCATCAGAAGAAAAATAGATGATTTTGGTATCTATACAGAATCCAATGAAGAATACATAAAAAGAGTACAGGCAGAATCAGACGAATATTGGCAAGTAAAAACCGTAACAGAATGGATCGACAGCTCTGACCGTAAAGGTAAAGTTCTATTTAAAGATGTTGGTAATGATTATAGTCCAGAGCAGATTGAGTTTGAATTGCGTAAAGCAAAGATGGTTCAAAACATCAAATATTATGGATATGACACATTAAAAGGATATAACACAGATGATTGGTCACAGATAAAACAGTTCGCCACCAGACTGAAAGAATTGACAAAAGAATTAAGAATGAGCGGTTATGCGGTATTCCAGTTGAGTGATGATACTGTGTTTACAGACATTTTTAGTCTAAGCAGTAACAATATTGCTAATGCAAAGCAGATAAAGCATGTTGCTGACATCTTGAATATTGGTAAGAAGCTTAATAAAGATGAATATCACAAATATCAAATGGTCGCAGAAAACGATAGTTGGGGTGAACCTGTTACAGAAGATTTAGACTTAAAAAAACAATATTTTTGTATTAAGCCTGATAAAAACAGGGCTGGAAGCAAAGACAAAGTTATGTTGTTTGAAATAGATCTTAATTTTAATATTTGGAGAAATATAGGTTATATCATTAAAAAACCGAAAAGTACAGAATAATTTGGAGGGTGGCACTTGGATGTAAAAGAATTAAAAAATTACATATATGAAAACCGATATGTTGAGCAAATCCTAGAATCCATTGGTTGCCACCATATCAAATATCATGCTTCAAGCGGTTATTGGACTTGTGCAAACGCAACAGGAGATAACAATGGAGCAATTGTTTTATATAACAGCGAATATTTAATGTGCCAGAATTACACAAGACAGATGATTAAAACAAATCGGAACACTGATATTGTTGATTTAGTCTGTTATACAAAAGATTTAACTTTTCCTAAAGGATTGCAGTTTATATGTGATGAAATTGGAATGTCTTATTACCACGATTTTGAAGAAAACATTCCAGAAAGTTTTAAGATTTTGAAAATGCTCAATGATATGAGTTCTAATGCAAATATAGAAAGAGAGAAGCCATTAAAGCCAATTAGTGATAATGTACTTTCTTATTACAAGACATACAGAAATGATTTGTTTTATAAAGATAACATAGATTATTCCACACAAAAAGAATTTGAAATTGGATTTGATGAAGAAAGTAACAGATACACAATTCCTATTCGCTCAGAGCTTGGTGATTTGGTAGGGATTAAAGGAAGATATTTTTATAGAGAAGTTCCTGAAGGAGAAAACAAATATATTTATTTAGAACCATGTGCAAGATCAAAAATAATTTATGGGTTATATAAGACTATTGATTATATAAAATCATCTGGAAAGATATTTGTAGGAGAAAGCGAGAAATTTTCACAACAGCTATGGAGTTATGGATATAGAAACAGTGGAGGAACTGGAGGTAAGGAATTGTCACAACATCAGATAGATATGCTTGTCAGGCTTGGAGTAATGATTATTTTCTGTTTTGATAAGGATGTTACAAAAGATGAATTAGAAAGGTTAGCTGATAGATTTCCCGATGTGGTTCCTCTTTTTTATATGTATGATGAAGATAATATTTTGAACGAACATGAATCACCTTCAGATAATCCTACAAAGTGGCAATATATGGTAGAACATAATGTTTACAAATTGAGATAGAGAGGTGTGAATTTGCAATATAAATTATATGAAAACGGAAATAATGATACTTCTAATGTGTTAGCAGAAGTTCTTAAAAATAGAGGAATAAATGATTATAACAGATATTTAAACTTAGATGAGAGTGTTATTGAACCATATCAAAACTTAGACCATATTGAAGAAGCAGTTAATTTATTCATGAAACACATTAATCAAAAAAATAGAATTGCAATATTGGTTGATGAAGATCCAGACGGGTTTTGTTCTGCTGCAATGATGTATCTGTATATAAAACAGATGGATAGCGATTACCCTGTTGATTATATTTTACACGGAAGGGCAAAGGCGCATGGGTTATCAGATGATGTAGTAGTTCCTGAAGACATAAGATTATTGATTATTCCAGACGCAGGAACAAATGATGTAACTGAATGTGAGAAATTATCAAATGGTCAGATAGATATTTTAATTTTAGACCACCACGAAAAGGAAGAAGAAAATCCGTATGCAGTTATCGTCAATAACCAAACAAGCAATAATTATTCCAATAAAAATCTGTGTGGTACCGGAGTAGTATACCGTTTCTTACAAGCAATAGATGAAGAGAATTGGAATGAGTTTGCAGATGATTATTTAGATTTATGTGCATTAGCAAATATCAGTGATGTTATGGATATGCGTTCTTTTGAGACACGGTATCTGACGGATATGGGATTATTAAATATCCGAAATAAATGTTTTAAAGCTCTTGTAGATGCACAGGATTATAGTATGAGTGGCAAGATAAATATTCATAATGTTCAATGGTATATTACTCCGATTTTGAATGGAATGATCCGCATTGGTTCCCCAGAAGAAAAAGAGTTATTATTTAGGGCATTTATTGAACAAGATGAATTCTTTGAATATAAGAAGCGTGCTACTAAAGATAAACCTGCTGAAACAATTCAAGAAAGTATATATGACAGAGCAGCTAGACTATGTAAAAACGCAAAAAGTAGGCAAGACAAACAGAAAGAGAAATGTGTATCTAAAATTGCAGAGATTGCACTGCATATTCCACAGGAAGATAAAGTGGTTATGATTGATACTTCTGATATTCTTGATAATGGTTTGACTGGCGTTGTTGCTATTAAGATTGCTGAAATGTTTAATAAACCGTGTATCTTACTAAACAAATTCTTAGATAAGAAAACAGGGAAGGTTACATATGGTGGTAGCGCAAGGAATATTGATAACAGTCCTATTGATAGTTTTAAAGATATAGTCAACAGTACAAATATATTGGATGGCAGAGGCCATGCTAATGCTTTTGGTATTGTAGGGTTAGAAATAGATAAGAAAGATGACGCATTAAACAGGATCAATGATATTTTGCGAGATGTTGAGTATGATTCTACATACCGAGTTGATTTCATTATGGATATTGATGATGTAACTATAAAAATTGTGACTGATTTAGCAAGACTTGAAGATATTATCGGACAAGGCATCGAAGAACCAATGATCGCTATTGAAAATATCAGTCTTACAAAAGAGCAGTTTGAGATATTTGGCAAGAATGAAGATACCATCAGTTTTATGATTGATGAGATTAAATATATTCAGTTCAAATGTAAAGAAGGTAATCAACTGTATGACTGGCTTCAAAATGCCTGGGACGAAAATGATAGTGTCATCTTTAACATTGTAGGGAAACCATCAATTAACGAATATAACGGAGTTAGAACACCACAAATAATTATAGAAGATGTTGTGGTAGTTAGTACAAATAATTCAGATGACGATGAAGAATGGTAGGAGGTAAGTTATGTATAGTTCTTTGCATAACCATACATATTATTCATTACTTGATGGATATGGAAGTCCGCAAGAAATGTTGGATAGAGCAAAGGAAATTGGACTAAAGGCATTTGCAATAACTGAACATGGAAATATATATAGTCATATTTACTTTGATCTAATTAAAAAGAATTATCCTGATATTAAGATGATCTATGGATGTGAATTATACGAATGCGATGATATTAGGATAAAGAACAAAGATAATAAATACTTTCATCTCATCTGTCTTATTAGGAATGAACATGGAAGAAAGGATTTAAACAAGGTTATCACAAAGAGTAATCTTGAAGGATTTTATTTTAAACCACGTTGTACAATTGAAGATTTAAAACCATATGCAGAGAATTTTATTATATCTTCTGCTTGTTTAGCTGGTAAGTTGGCAAGAGAATCTGATTTTGAAAAGTGTGTAGAATATATTAATGAATACAAAAATGTATTCCCATATTTTTATCTTGAAATGCAGTCTCATAGCCATGAAGCCCAGTTCTTGTATAATCAAAAAATTTTAGAACTATCAAAAAGAACTGGAACTCCATTTATTATAACAACAGATAGTCATGCTCCTAAAAAGGAAGATTTATATTATCAAGATAAACTTATCCAGATAGGCAGGAAAAGTAGTAATAATGATAAAAATGCAATAGAGAACAGTGAAGTATATGAAGGCTGTTATATGCAATCTGAAGAGGAAATTCATGAGTGCATGGATTGTCAAATTGGATATGACAATGTTTGTATTGGATTGGAGAACACAAATAAAGTTTCAGACTTAATTGATGAAGTAAATATGCCGTTTCAGCAACCACAGCTACCAACATTTCCGCTTCCAGAAGGATATAGTAATAATAATGAGTTTTTATGGTCTTTAGTTAATCAAGGATGGAAGGACAGAGGATATGACAAATTAAGTGAAGACGAACAAAAGATAAGAAAAAATAGACTTGATTATGAAATGGGTGTTATTCACTCGATGGGTTTTGATGGGTATTTCTTATTTGTATGGGATTTTATTAAAGCGGCAGAAAGATTAGGTATTGAAGTCGGTAAGGGTAGGGGCAGCGCAGCAGGCTCATTAGTATGTTATTGTTGTTATATTACTGACATTGATCCTATTAAATACGGACTTATCTTTGAGAGATTCCTCAATCCTGAACGTGTAGGACTTCCAGATATTGATACAGATGTTGGAGATAGAGATGCAATTATTGACTATTTAGTTGATAAATATGGAGAAGATAGGGTATGTCAGATTATAAATTACTCATATATTACTCCTTGTGTAGCAATTACAGATGTTGGTAAAATTCTTGGATTCCCATATAATCAGATGCAAAAACTTTCACAGAAATTTGCACTTGATAAGTGGGATGATTGTATGAAAGTAAATCCAAAACTTTTAATAGACAACCCACAATATGCAGAATTGTTTGATATAGCAAAGCATCTAAGTGGAAGAGTAAAAACAGTTTCTATTCATGCTGGTGGTATTGGCATTGTTGATACAAGTATTAATGATTATATGCCAATGAAAATAGGTACTAAGGGTGAGCATGTAATACAAGTAGATAAACATTATGTAGAAGATATTGGAATAGTAAAATTTGATTTGTTAGGTGTTGCGACATTAAATCTTGTTAAAGAAATTAAAGATGATTTGCATTTGAATCCGTGGGATTACGACATTAATAATCCTGAATTTGAAAATGATAAATCAACATATGAATTATTAGCAACTGGCAAAACAAATGGCGTATTCCAAGTTGAATCTGCTGGTATGAAGGATTTGCTTATAAGATTAAAACCGAAACTTGAACAGTTAGATTTTGAGGTTATTTCTGTCATATTGGCATTATATAGACCTGATAGTATGGGAGCATTAGACGAATATGTTGAAATGGCTTCTGGTGGAAGTAGACCACAATCAATTCATCCTGATATGGATGAAATACTAAAGGATACAAATTATTGTATGATTTATCAGGAACAACTTCTTGATATCGTTAAGAAATTTGGTGGAAGATCATACGGTGGTGCTGATTTGTTTAGAAAGGCTATTGGTAAAAAAATACCAGAGTTAGTGCAAAAAGAATCTGAAATTCTTCGTGGAGAAATTATCGAGAATGGTTATTCAAAGGCTATAGCCAATAAAATAGCAGATGAATTATCGCAAAAAGGTGGATACCTTTTTAATAAATCACATTCTTATTCATATGCCGTTCTTTGTTTTGAAACTGCTTGGTTTAAAGTACATTATCCAACCTATTTCTTTAAAGCATTATTTAATCAAAACAAAGATAAGGCAGGTGCAATTAATAAGTATATATTAGATGCACAATATTTTAATGTAGATGTGGAGCCTCCGCAAATAAATAAATCTGTTATGAATTTCACAGTAAATGATGACAAAGTTTTATTTGGATTATCAGCCATCGGTGGTATTGGTGAAACTCTATCAAAAGATATATTAACAGAAAGAAATGAAAATGGAGACTTTAAATCATTTAATGATCTAATTGACAGAGTACCATTAACAAAAGCACAAGTTATATCATTGATAAAAGCTGGTGCAATTCCATGTAAGAATAAAAAAGAGAGGTTGATCAAATATTTAAAATCACAATATCAGCCATTACAGTTTTCTGATGTTACAACACTTCCAACTTATAAAAAGTTAGAGGAGGAATGGAGAATAGATTTAAGCAAATATGTTTTGGAAACAAAAGGTAAAAGAGTTGTTTATGATAAAGCTGCACTTCTTAAAGAATATAATCGCTTGCGAGAAGAACAATTTGAAGAGAATTCTAAAATACGTTTTCAAAAATATATTGAGGAAAACAACAAATATCTTGAAAATGAAGAGTTTTGGGAATTTGAAACTTTACAAGTATTTATTCATAACAATCCATTTGATGCTGCCTATAATTTTTTAACACCATTTGAAGATGTACCAGATGGTGAAAAGTGTACATTGGTAGGAATTATTGCAAAAGTACAAAAGAAAAAAGATAAGAATGGTAAGCAGTTTGCATATATAAACATTTACTCTAGTTTTGGGTTAGTTGAAGGTATTGTTTGGCATTCGCAACTTAAACAGTATGAAGATTTAATAAAAAAGGGTCAGCAAATTGCCATTCTTTGTAAAAAGGATAGCGAAGATAAAGTAATTATAGAAAAAGTTAAAACTTATAATGAATGGCTTGAATACGCAAGGAAGAAAGGGGTGGCAGTATAAATTTGTTTGAGAACGATGAAGATATTTTAAAATTTAAAGCAGTTATCACTTATGAACGATACTACAACTCAGATACTACTTGGGGTGTATATGGATTTTACACAAATGATGATATTCCTCAATATACAAAAGAAACCAAAATAGATTTACCTTTTGAAGATAGTAAAGAAGTCGATCCAGATAAAAAGTTCAGTTCTTTAGCTGGCAAAATGCAGGAATTGGTTGTCGGTGGAGAATATATGATAAAGGCGAGGTATAAGTATGACAAAACATATGGTCATCAGTATACACCAATAGCCATATATGCTCTTATACCACAAACAAAAGAGTCACAGTTAATGTTTCTGCAATCCATTATTTCACCTTGGATTGCGGAGAATTTAATAAGTGTGTACCCAAATGTAGTAAATGATGTGGCAAATGGTACGTTAAAAGAAATTGATTATGATTTAGTAAAGGGAGTTAGAGAACTTACTTGGAACAGGATTAAGGACAAGATCATCAATAATTATCTGATTTCAGACATTATCACAATGTTAAAGCCATTAGGAGTTACATATACGATGATTAAAAAACTTCTAACAGATGAACCTAATCCGGCATTATTAAAACAGCAATTAGAAGAAAATCCTTATATACTTACAAAAATTAATGGGCTTGGGTTTAAAAAAGTCGATGACTTGGCATTAAAATTGAAGCCAGAACTCATAAATACAACTGAAAGATTGGTTGCGTTTATAAAATACTATTTCACAGATTTGGGAGAAAGTAGTGGTCATACTTGGTGTTCAGTTAAAATTCTAAAGTCGGCAATAAGTAATAATGTTCCTGAGTGTGCCGATAAAACGGATTGGTTATTGGAAAACAATGAGTTTTTACACATATCAGAAGATAGAGTAGGGCTGAAATATTATCACGATATCGAAATGCAGATTTATAATATACTGCTTGAAAAGTCTAAGAAACAGACGGACATTAATATCTCTGATGAAAAAATAGAACAGGCGATCAGACATGCAGAAGAAGAACAAGGATTTCAATATGTAGTAGAACAGCTTGACACAATCAATAAAAGTTTACATAGAACAATCAGCCTAATAACTGGAAAAGCTGGCACTGGTAAGACTTCCATTATGAGAGCGATTGTAAAAGCATATACAGAGAACCAATTTACATTAACGGCATCTGCTTTATCAGCTATGGCAGCACAGAGAATAACTGAAGCAACATCATTTCCTGCTATGACGATTCATAGGACATTAGGATGTAAAGGTTTGAATAAGTTTGATTTTAATAAGGATAATCACTTGATTACAAGCGTTGCATTTCTTGATGAGGGAAGTATGGTAAATGCCAGTTTATTTCTCCATTGGTTAGAAGCCATTGATGATAACACAAGAATTATTATTTCTGGTGATCACAAGCAGCTACCACCAATAGGATTTGGTAATGTATTTTCGGATTTAATAGAAATGTTTGATGATACAGTGGTAAGTAAATTGATTAAACCAATGAGACAAGCTGAAAAGTCTGGTATTTTGGTGGACGCAAATCTGATTCGTGAAAATATTAATCCCATTACTGAAAAGCTTCAGCCAAGAATTATTCATGGTGAGTTACAGGATATGTATTATATGTTCCGTACTAATAGGCAGTCATTATTTGATATTGCAGTTAAGACATTCTTAAAATCGGTAGAATCCGATGGAATTGATAATGTTGTTATTGCAGTTCCACGAAGAAAAGATTGCCTAAATAGCACAAATGAACTAAATAAAACGATTCAGGAAAAGTTATTAGGAGATGTATTGCAAAGTATATCTGGTTTTGAAATGACATTCAAATTAGGTGCGAAAGTGATGCAGACGGTAAATGATTATGATAAGAATGTGTTTAACGGAGAAATAGGATATATAACAGAAATTAGTGAGAGACAAAATGGTAAAAAGAAAGAAGAATATTGTGTAGTAACATATACTGATATTTTTGGAAAAGAAAAATTGATTGAGTACACAAAGAAAGAACTGACAGCTTTGGATCTCGCTTATGCAATGACCGTACATAAGTTACAGGGAGCTGGTAGAAAGATTGTTATTGGAATTATTGATAACACACATCATCAGCTTTTGGATAACTGTATGTTATATACGCTACTTACAAGAGCAAAGAAGAGATGCTTATTGTTAGCAGAACCACAAGCTTTTTTACAATGTATCCGTACAAGTCATAATAAGCGGAACACATGGATGATGTTGGAAGAAAAAGTAGCATAAAAATGTCTATATATAGTGGTTTGTATAATTAAAAACCACTATATATAGACCAAATATGTCGATGAAATAGGACTTTTAACGCCTGAGAAAGAGGTGATGAAAAATAATTTACAACTTAGAACATAATGACAATTATTACATATACACAGCAAATGATTTTTATTCATGTAGAATTATTAAATGGTTTATACCAAAAAAGTTACACAATAATGAAATAGTTAAATCTCAAATGAGAATGGAAATGTTTGACGATTTATTTATGCATATCAATTCAATAAAATCCTATAATGTTCAACTTGCTAACCTATATCTTGATATCGAAAAACAATCCATTGAAAAGAGAAAACAAGTATATAAAGATAAATGCTATGAGATTATGGATTCTATAAATAGAGGATTGTCGCCTTATCATTGGGAAGTCAAAGAAACTTATGAAGACATAAATGGTAGAAAGACTCCTTGTTATTTAATTGGATTATTCACAGGTGAAAATAAGATGATTGATAAGATTGAAAAAATGTGAGGTGATAATCATAAGAGAAGTAGAACAAATAGTGCCACTAAAAATAGGATTTATCGGATATAACTCACGGCTTACACAAGATGGACTGATGCAATTTGCAGAAAATAATAAAGAGGATGTAGAAATATGTAATTATAGACAAAGTTACATATGTTTAAAAGATGGAACTGAAATATTTGGCTTATATGAAAATAGTATAGGCGATTTGAGAAGTCGAAGATTAGATCAACTTATTCTATTTGACGATAACAGATGGGAAATTAAATGGAAAAGATATGATTTTATTCAAAGAACAATCGAAAGATGCATAAGCTGGTATAGTTGTGTTTCTAAAGAGTTTCAAATTTTAGAATATGAGGATATAGGTTAGGAGAACAAAAATGTATTCATGGGATAATATTGTTGAAATTTTAGATTTTAGAAATCTATCTACTGGTTGGAATGATAATGGTGCTGATAGACCAAGCGATGAACTTATTATTGAAGCATTAGATCTTGTGAGAAAATTTAGAAAAGTTCCCACGCCTAAAGTATATGCGAATGTAGTTGGTATAGATACTGTTATCAAATTCCATTGGGATGTAAAAGAATTTGGATTTATTGAATGTACATTATCAGAGGACTATTTGAAATTATTTGTTATGGATGATAATTCAAATATTTTAGTGAATGATGTAGAAATTGATAATGTAGAATACAATTCAATTGATTTTATCATTGAATATTTTTGGCGAGTTGTAAGTGGTGAAATTAAAAATATTTGGAAAGAAAGGTTAAAGGACTAATGGGCGAAAATCATTATGTATTAGAATATGATTTCCATATGTATACGATTAATATGGAATGTAAAAGTGTAGAACGAAAACGGCTTTATTTTGATAAAGTAGAAGAATTATTAGAAGAGTATCGTAAGAAAAAAGATGCATTGTTTATGGGATGTATTAAATACAATGATAATTTTAAGATTTATAAAGCAATTTTTGAAGAAATAGATATAAAAGGAATTGACATACTTATGTAAATTTGTCAATGAATGATAGGTTTTATATGAAAAATAAAAGCGAGGTACATAATGGGAAGATTGATGTTTTTTATATTCATGCCAATCATTTTTGAATTTATTTGTTTTTTGATAAGTCATTTTAATCTTGATTGGTTTGACAATCTGAAACAAGAGATAGGATTATTTTCTGTTTTGCTATTTATAGACTATATTATTGAAATTATATATTTGATAATAATAAAGAAAAATTTGGGAGTTTGGATTTTTGATAATTCATTCAATGACGAATACGGATCGTATTCAATGTTTGTGGTTTTATCAATTGTATATATTATTTTCACAATATTTTTTGGATCGTTATTTAGTGTTTTTAATGATGGATCGCCAATTGTCCATACAATAGTTCTTATTATATGTTTTACTATTTATTGTATGATTGAAGTTTCAATGATACATGAGGGTAAAGATGATGATATATTTTCTTCATTATCTTATCAAGAGGAACAGAATACAATTTATCTACATGCAATGGGAGATGGACGTGAAGCTTCTGGAGAAGTAAATGGAAGAAGTCATCTTGGTACAGGATGGATTCATGGGAAAATAGAAACAAACTACAATCTGTACTATGCGTTTGTTGATAACGAAAGAGTGATTATAAGAAGTATTCCATACAATGAAAATAGTGTAAATATTTATGAGATAGGAGATAGTGGAGAGCCAAGAATCGTTTTTCATAGATATTATAAATCATATAGCTGCGAAAAAGGACATGATAAATATGACGAATATTACATATATGATATTTACATTCCTTCAATCTCAAACAGCATAGAAATTGATATGGAATAAGGGAATGGAGGTGTTTAAAAGTTTGGAGATATTAGCAAAAACAGAGTATCAGGATTTATATAGAGTAACTGATGGTGTGCTTTTAGTAGTAAATAAATTTATTCTTATCAAATATGAAAATGAAAAGTATTTTAAAGTATATAGAGGAAAAGTAAAACAAGGAAAATATAATAAAGGATGTCAGGATTGGCTCAAAGTCCTAAAGGAAGATTACTATGATGAATATAGAAATATAACGGTTCCCAAAGGTACAGTTACATATATAGATAGACCTGTAATTCCAACAGACAATCAATCAGATTGGAAATATGAGGTTAAGACAACAGGTAGTGCTTTAAGCGGAGATTTTGACATGATTGAGATGTTGCTAAGTTCTATTTTATATACGATCAGGACAGGAGAGGTAAAGAAGTAAAATATGAGTGAACGAAAAGAATACATGAATTTAGCATGGGAAATTGCTACAAAATTAAGTGTTATAAGTGATGAGACAAGAAATGAGATTTTTGGATATAGCGATGTTGGTCGCATTATAAGAAATAATACTCCTGATGCTGTTAATTTTAAAATGATTCAATATGAGAAGAAACTTGGGGAAGAAAAGATTAATGTAGGTGATATTGTTCAGTGCAACTATTTATCTCAAGGCGTAGTTACAAGTATTATTTGTGATGTTGAAAAGAGTGAAGAATATAATGTGCTTTTTACAGATGGGGTATCTGAATCATATACAAGAGACAAACTACAGAAAACTGGCAAGACAGTTAATGTTTTGAAGACTTTAAGAGAATTAATTCTTGGATGAAACGCTCGTTTCAAATAAAAAAATGAGGTGGTGATAAAAATATTTAATTGGAATAATTTCATAGACAAAGTTTATCGTTGGGTACATGAAAATCAAAATGATATAGAACAAATTAAGAATAGGTCAATGCTTGTATCTGCTAGTCCTATATTTATAGGTTTTTTAATAGGAATTATTATTGCAATTATAGTGATATTGATTTCGGAAGTAGGTGGTCAACTATGATAATAATAAACGGAAATTGGGAGCAAGTCAAAGACTTATCAGATGTTCTCAGAATTGTATCTGAAAATATCGGTAGTGAATTTGCTCAGAAAGTAGAAGAGATATGTGGAGAGCCAAGTGAGGAATTATTGGCAGCTTATTATAAGTTAGAAAGAGAGAAAGATGAATTAGAACAAAGATGTAATGATTATGATGATATATCAGAAAGTTTAGATTATTTAAATGAACAGATAGATAAATTGGAGAAGTATATGGATGATAATGCGGATGGGACTGACTTCATGGAAGGCATGAGAAAAGCATTTGAAATGATTGAGAGGTGAAAATAAATGTTATGGTCGTGGAACGAAACAAATGATGAAAATTGGACACATGGTACATTTGATAAAAAAGAAGAAGCAATACAGGATGCTTTGGGGTGCAAAGAATGGATTGAGAAAAGTTTATCTACAGATAATCCAACAATTTATCTTGGTGAATGTGAACTTGTTCCTTTAAGAACTGATCCTGATCCAGATAGGATTATGGAGGAGTTAGATGAAGCATATTGTGATGATTCTGGATGTGATACATACATTTATGATGGTGTAACTGACGAAGATAGAAAATGGTTAGAGGATAAGTTATCTGAGTTGATGTTTGAGTTTCACCAAAAGATTGGTTTGAATCCTGGATGGTTTAAAGTTGTTTCTATGGAAGAGGTTAATTTGAAAGATTATAAGGAGAAGATAAATGAAATTATTTAAAAGTATTGATGAAAAATTTGAAGAAATTGGATTTGCAAAAGTAGAACAAAATAACTATGGTGTGATTTATGAGAGAGAAAATACTAAACATAATTATAAACAAACTTTACATTTATTACATAAAGAGAACGGAAAACATCTAATCCAGTCATATGATAAAACTCTTATGGACAAAAAAGGAATTGGCAATACAGGTGTTGGTTTAACAATGTATGAAGCTAAATTATGTATTAAGAAGATGAAAGAAATTGGATGGAAAATAACACGATAAAACCACGCTTTCAATGATGGAAAAGGAGAAAATATTGGATAAAGAAAAATTTATTTCACAATTAAGCATAACTGAAAAGGATATAGATAAGTCTTGGATTATGGATGTGTTGAGAAAGTCCATAGATTCCAATTTACATGATGGCAATCCAAGAGGGCATAGAAATCTTATTATTGTCATGGAAGAACTTTCAGAGTTAAGTAAGGAAATTTCAAAGCAGTTAAGAGACAAAGGAGATCAATATAATATTCTTGAAGAATTGGCTGATGTGCAGCTTAGTATCTATTATGTTCAAGAAATTTGTGGTGTCAATAATGATGACTTACATAAAGCAATGAATATTAAGATGCGAAGACTTGGAGAAGTTTTAGAAGAAAAAGGGAAGTATCAATGAAACAAGTCTTTCAAGGAGGATTAAATATTAATGAAAAAGAGATTTACATTAAAAGTAATGTATGGTGATGCAGATGGATATGATACATTTTCATATATTACAGAAGATGAGGATGAAAGTAAATTTATAACATATTTTTTGGAGAACTATAATAGAGATTTATTTTATTTCTATGATAGACCTGATTTACTAAAATACAATAAGACATTTAAAGGAAACGAAGAAAAATTAATACATATTATAAATCAAATGATTTTATTAGCAAATCCAATATGTGAAAAAGAAGAATTAGGTAAATTTGATATTATAAGTGATGATGCATTTAAAGAAGAGATCCATAGAACTTTATCAGAGATAATTGCGTTTGTTGGAAATATGTTCGATTTTTATATGTATCATGCAGGGATGGATTATAATGGTTGCCCGCAAAATTATAAAATTGAAGATATTACTGGTTGTGTAGAAATGACAAAAAATGAAGTGATTAAAATGGTAAAAGAAAAGATAGGAATAGATATAATATTTATAGATTGAAATCGCAATTTCAACGGAGGAAAAAAGAGATATCTATATAGATATCTCTTGATAAATAATTAATCGTCATCCTCATCGTCTTCAAGAGGTTCAGTGTTGAGTTCATGATAGTTATATGCGCCTTCTGGATACTCCCAAACAGAACCAGAGATACTAAAAGTTTTTTTGCAATCAGGACATTTGTATTCATCGCATTCAATGGAATGTTCTATTTCAGCACCCATTTGACGATTTTCATCAATAACATCAGAACTTGTAATATAGTCCGACCAATCTTCTGTAATTTTTGAATTACAATAGGGACAATTTATAGAATGTGTAAACATATAATCGACCTCCTTATTTTTTTCATAAATTATAACATGAATTATTGGTGAAGACAACTATTTATACTATTAAATTAAAATAAATTGTGTGTTTCAATGGAAGGAGAATGTGAAAAATGAAACAAAATGAGTTCATAACATTTTGTACTTGTGGGTGTGGTAATGGAATTGTTTTAAAAGCAGACAATGAAGATGAAGAAGTGTCTTTACAGATTGTAAGCGACAATTTTTATACTATGCAAAATAAAGGGAAAATGTCTATCAAAGAAAAGATTAAGCGTATCTGGTGCATTATCAAAGGCAAAGAATATTGCTATTTTGATATTTTAATTGGGAAAGAAGAGTTGCGAGAGTTCAAAGAATTTGTTGCTAAATTATAGGAGGAATGTGATTGGGTGTTACAAAAGAACAGCGAGAAAAAATAAAAGAAGAGAGAATTGGATTAGTATTAAAAAATAATAAAAATGAATTTTTTAAAATCATTGAATATAATAACAGTAGTGATATTACAATACAATTTTTAGATGATTATCAATGTTTAAAACATACAAATTGGACAAATATTTGTTCTGGTAAAATAAGTAATCCCCATCATAGTAGAGAAGGTAAAATAAGTATAAATTACCAGAATTACAAAATGAAGATTATATATTATAAAAATAATATGGATATTATTGTTGAATTCCAAGATAAGTGGAAAGCAAAAGTTCATACAAGGTGGGAGCATTTTATATCAGGTAATGTTAAAAACCCCTATGCACCTCTTGTATATAATAGAGGAATGACAGGTGAAAAATATATAACCTATAAAAATGGAGATAATACTAAAGAATATACAACATGGTACAATTTGTTTATTAGATGCTATGATCAAAAATTACATTTAGAGAATAAAAATCGTGCATATATAGATTGTAATATTTGTGATCAATGGTTTTTATATGATAATTTTTACGAATGGTTACATAGTCAAGATAATTTTAATAAATGGTTTAATGGAACGCATTGGGATATAGACAAGGATATCCTTATTAAAAATAATAAAATTTATAGTCCAGATAAATGTTTATTGGTTCCAAAAGCAGTAAACGAATTATTTTTAAAAAATAAATGGAACAGAGGAGAATATCCAATTGGTGTGTCATATAGAAAAGATACAGGGTGTTATACAGCAAGATGTAATAATCCATTAACAAAAGAAAGAGAATATTTAGGTAGTTTTACTTCAGAAAATGATGCATTTAATGTTTATAAAAATAGAAAAGAAAAAATCATAAAACAAGTAGCAGAAAAAGAATTTCATGAGAATAATATAACAGAAAAATGCTACATTGCAATGATAAATTATGAGGTTGATATACATGATTAATAGAATCAAAGAACTAATAGAGATATTAAACAATGCTTCGTTTAGTTATTATAATTCTAATCCAATAATGTCTGATTGTGAATGGGACAAATTGTATGACGAGTTAAAATTATTAGAACAAGAAACTAATATTGTTTATTCAAATTCGCCGACACAAAATGTTGGTTATAAAGTGTTGGATAAAATTGAAAAAAGTAACACATAATCATCCTATGTTGTCGATTGATAAATGTCATTCTGAAAAAGACTTAATTGATTTTGCAAATGATAAAGATTGTATTTTGTCTGTTAAATGTGATGGTCTTACGACAAGTTTACATTATATCAATGGTAAATTAATTGGTGCGGAATCCAGAGGAAACGGCATAGAGGGAGGTGATATACTTGAAAATGTCATGACAATCAAAAATATTCCTTATAATATTCCTTATAAAGAAGAATTAATAATTGACGGTGAAACAATCATTGATTGGAACACATTTAATAAAATCAATGAATGTTTACCGATAGGTCAGGATAAATTTAGACATCCACGTAATCTAGCAAGTGCAAGTCTTAATGTATTGGACACAAAAATAGCAGCAAGTAGAAATATGAGATTTATTGCTTGGCGTGTTATAAAAGGATTAAATTGTAAGTCAGTGTTTTTTTCATTAAAAGAAGCTGAAAAATTAGGATTTGAAATTGTTCCGATGTGGACATATACAAACAAATCAAGTGATAAAGAAAATATTTCAGTACTGCTTAGTGATTTACAAGATAAGGCAGATAATCTTGGTATTCCTTATGATGGTGCAGTTATGGCATATGATAATATTGAATATGGTAAATCTCTTGGTAGAACAGAGAAATTTTTTAGACATAGTATTGCTTATAAGTATGAGGATGAGTTGTATGAAACTACATTAAAAGACATTGAATGGAGTACATCAAAAACTGGACTAATAAATCCTGTTGCAGTATTTGAACCAGTAGATTTAGATGGAGCCATTACAACCAAAGCTACATTACATAACGTTTCTTATATAGAAAATTTGCAATTAGGTATTGGAGATACAATTCAAGTGTATCGCGCAAATATGGTAATTCCAAAAATACACAGTAATCTTACGAGGAGTAATGCATGGAAGTTACCAGATAAATGTCCGTGCTGTGGGGGAGACGTAGAAATACATAATGAAAATGGAAGAAAATCATTGCATTGTATGAATCCTAATTGTAAAGCAAAATTATTAGGAAAACTTGTTCACTTCGTAAGCAAGAACGCAATCAATATTGAAGGATTATCTGAGCAGACATTACAGAAATTTATTAATTTAGAATGGTTAAACTCATTCAGAGATATTTATTATTTATCAGAACGCAAAGAAGAAATGTGCAAACTTGAAGGTTTCGGTAAGAAATCTGTAAACAAACTGATAGAAAGTATTGAAAAAAGTAGAAATACAACATTGGATAGATTTATTTATGGGTTGTGTATTCCCCTGATTGGCAGAACAGCAAGTAAGGATATTGCCAACAATTTTAATTATGATTATGAACAATTTAGAAAATATGGAATAGTTACACATTACAAAGGAATTGATGGTTTTGGTGATAGTATGAATGATTCAATTCATGATTATCTAAGGAAAAATCATATGATGGTTGAAATGCTTGCAGACGAATTTACTTTTATAGTAAATGAAAAATCGGAGAACAAAGTAAATTTATCTAATAAAACATTTGTGATTACTGGTAGCTTAAATCATTATAAAAACCGTGACGAACTTATAAATATTATTGAACAGTTGGGAGGAAAAGTATCAGGATCAGTTAGCTCAAAAACAAATTATCTTATCAATAATGATGTTACAAGTACATCAGGTAAAAATAAAAAGGCGAAAGATTTGGGAATACCGATTATAAGCGAAAATCAATTTGTTCAGATGATCACATCTTAAATGTAGAAGTAATAAATGTAACTCATAAACACATCAAATTCAAATTTTAATCCAAGGAGGTAAAAGTGAATAAGAAGAAAATCAAATTGTCAACACCTGAAATGGTAGCTGATTTTATTAATGTTTGTTCAAAATATGAGTGCGATATTAATTTATATGATGGACACAACGTTTTAGATGCCCAGTCGATCATGGGTGTATTTGGCATTATGCAAGGAAAAGTGATTGAAGTACAAACAATCAGTTCTGACGAAAGTGTTATTTCATCGTTTATTGAAGATATGAAGAAATTTGAAGTATAACAAATAAAACATAAAACAAAAAGGAGAAGAAAGAATATGAGAATTATTCAACCTAGTTATGAGATTTTAACAGAGATTTCCGAAAGTGGAATCAAGGAATTGCAGCACATTGAGAAGATTGGCAGAGTGTGCTTTAAGACGGAGGACAAGAATACAGAGGATGGTGAATCTGCTAAGAAGTTTGTGAAAATGCTGATTGAAAGAGGACATGAGGCAATGATAGAGCATTCGTCTTTATCTGTAAAGTTTACAGTAGATCGTGGAGTGTCACATGAACTGGTGAGACATAGAATTGCTTCGTTTGCACAGGAGAGTACAAGGTACTGTAATTATTCAAAGGATAAGTTTGATAATGGTATTACG